AAGATATAAAAATTATGGTTACTCCAACATGGCAAGATAATGGTCAGTTATTTGTACGTCAAACTGATCCATTACCATTAACGGTTGTAGGTATGACATTAGAAGTTGCTATTGGTGGATAGTGTGACCGTAAACAGATAAAGTGTATGTATATTATAAAAATAGGGATGCGTTGAGGTAAGTACAACAATGTCATGGCAAAAGAAGTTTGGACAATTTGGCGATGTAATGTCAGTAGGTGGCCTAATTTCTGGTGGTGTAGGTAGTTATTTTGAAAGTAAATTTAGAAAAAACCAATTAAAAAGTCAGGCATTACAATTTGAGCATCAACAATATATGGCAAAAATAAATGCCAAATCTATTGAAAGTCAAGCGCAACATATATCAAGGCAATACAACAAACAAACACAACTTAAATCTTTAGCACAAGGAATAAAAAAAGGACAAAGAACTGCGTCTACTGCTGCAAGAGGAGGTACTTTAGGGTACGGAAGTACAAGAGATGTTGCTGTAAGTCAGGAAGTATTGGATGAAATAGATAGGTTAACTATTAATGTTAATAAGGTAAAAGCTGTAGGAAATATGCGTATGAGAGGAGTGCAAGCCAATATTCAATCAGATATGTTAGGTGTATCAGCAGGTAATATGTTTGCTTCTGCCAGTTCCGTTAGTCCGTTTTTAAACATGAGTAGTACGTTAATGACAGGAGCAGGTGGTGTTATAGGGCAGATTGCAAAATCTACACACTGGGGTTAACTATGGTTTTAGAAGTACCAACAGTTCAGATAGAAAGTAATGCACCTACTATGTTGCAGGGTGGCAGCATCCAGCAAATGTCGGATGAAAAAAGCGCACCGTTAAAACAATTAGCAAAAGGCCAAATGCAACTTGGGCAACAAATAAGTAATGTTGCACAGAAATTACAAGACGAAAGAGATGATGCAGTATATACACAAAAACACAATGAATATATAGCTAAAGTAAATGAAACTAAATTAAAATTTGCAAGTTTAGAAGGTGAAAATGCAATAAAAATAGTTGGTTATGACGAGAATGATGATCCTATAACTGTTCTTGATCAGACTAAAGCTGACCTTACAAAATTATCAGAAGAGTTTGAAGAATCGCTAGAAAACAATACACAGAAATTATTGTTTAAAACAAAAGCAGCAAGTACATTAAATTCTGCAAATATGTTCATGACTAAACATGAAATTACAGAATTTCAAGGATATCGTGATAATGAATTTTTAAATGAAATAGATATTATTGCAGATACAACTGGGCAAAATTATGAAGATTGGCATGATGGTTCTGGTGAATTTAATAAACACAAAGCTATTAGTTTGTTATTAGCTTCTAGATATGCAGATAATAAAGGTTGGCCAGAAAATAGTTCACAAAGAACAGGGTTGATACAAAAGGTTATAAATAAAATTAACGTATCTACTTTAAATCAAATGATTTCAAAGAAAGATTTTGACGATGCAAAAGCATATTTAGATAGTGAAACTAATGAAGGCAGAGTTGATGCAGCAACATACAATACTTATGCGTCAAAAATTCTTACTGGTTATAACAAACAAAAAGGGGAAATAAAAGCAAATGCAATTTTAACTGATCGTGGTGATACTAATAGCGGTTCATATACAGATAAAGCAAATAAATTATTTTCATTAGATAGTTTTAATCATACTGATGATGGTACTGGTAGAACTGTCAAATATGGTTTTAGACCTGATGAAATAGATACTAGTCAATTAAATGAATCGGATGCTAAAGAATTTTTAGAACAAGTACAAAATACATCTAAATATTATCAAGAAGATTCTGGTTTAAGTTTACTTCCACAACATCAAACAATACATCTTTTTGCTGGTAAACATTTAGGTATTAAAAAAGCAGATTCATATTTTTCAAAAGCAAAAAGTGAATTAAAAAAATCTGGTGTAGACAAAGACTCTGACGGATACAATGAAAAATTAATTGATTTAGTTATAGGTTACACAAATGAAGATATGGTTAACAAAATAGGAGCAGATAATCCTTTTGCAACAATGGTTGCTAATGATTTACAAATATTAAAATCAGATATTAATTATGATTACAACCCTAACGATGGGCCTTCATATAAGGTAGATGAAAAA